TTTGCCATTTTGAGCTTCCTTTATCTATCTTCTATTTTTATATGAGAGAATCTATATCTCTCACAAGAAGTGAGATATAGTTCTATCATTAAAAATGTAAGAAGATAGTATAAGTTTTGGAGATTGAAAAGTTGCCTCGTGATCCTCTGCGCCTGTCGTTTCCCGTATGACTGCAGTAATTACAAGTAATTACGAAGTTCGTGCGCTAAACTCATGAGCCAAGTTTGGGTTGGGTCACTGAAACTGTTGCTTAATTGCCACATCAAAGATGTGAAGTGTCCAATGTTGGACGGTTGGTGATCCATTGGCAGAGCTACATGCGGCTCGTGGATATGCTATGTGATCATGCATCTGACCATCACAGATGGTGGGTGGTGTTATAATAAGCATCGGCACTGCAACACACCTTCGGTGTGAAAATGTGCTGTGTTTTTTCATACTTTAGTATGGCAACTGATTGCATAACAGTTGTCGTAGACAAATAAGCTGTTGATAACATTCATATCTTTGATATGTCGGTGGATGGTGAGGCATTGATTGCTTTCAACACAGGTCATGACGTTGCATGATACGTGCAATTGCGTGTTGAGAGAGGGCGGGCAGGGGCCATGCGGGGGGTGTACGTTATATATACATGTACTTCTACACAGATCAGTAAAATACACTGTTAACCACTATACACAGAAGGTGGTTTACATACACGCAGGGTTACATGTTGTTACAATTCGTGATACACTATAGGTAACGGAATGTTTCAGTATATCACATAATGTTACAATAGTACGATTAGGGGTTGACATGTATCATAGAATGTGTAAAACTATATATGTTAGTTAGGGTAGGGTCACTATAAGTGATACACGTACAGTATACACTTACAATCACATATAATAATCTCTTAAATATACAGTAACTATAAATATACTTTAAGTATACACGTACAGTGATACACTTATAATGTATGTCTCCGAAGGTAACACTTGTAAATGAAATCTTGCCGTAGGCGAGTCTCTTTATAATTTGTACAAATAAAGTATTGACAATGGCAAAGAAATCAGTAAAACTATATACAGATAATGTTCTTGAAGAATTTTATAAACACGTATTAGACGGTAATCTTGAGAACTTACATATTCCCCATAGTGATGTATTCTATGTAAAGACTGCAGTGGAGGCCCACTACGGTCGTACATTTACGTTGGAGCATGTAGAGTGGGCTATGCGTGAAGAAGGATGGACAGAAGGAAATTCATAATGCCAGCAAATAATTCAACAGCAAGACCGAAGAATCGTGACCAAAAAAAGGCTACTCAAAAAGTTAAAGACATAAGGGCACTTAAAGCTAAGCTTCGTACACAATTAAAAAATGGTGATATAACTCATCTTGCTTTTAATAGAGCTATGAAAAAACTTGATCCTGCTTTTAAGGCTGCGGTGACTAAAGGTATATCAGAACCGCAGATGCAACAAATAGAGAGAGGTTCAGCCAAGAAGACTATGACCTCTTCTAGCTCTCGTAGGACAGGTAGAAAGACTAAAGTTTAAAGGATAGACCGATGAGCGTACCTGAAAGAGTTAAAACTAAAATGAAAGAGGAAGGACTCTCAGGTGTAAACAAACCTAAGAGGACACCCAAGCATCCTAAGAAGTCACACTGCGTAATGGCTAAAGAAGGTGACACGTATAAATTTATTAGATTCGGACAGCAGGGTGTAAGTGGTGCTGGTAAGAGTCCTACAACTGCAAAAGACAAAGCTCGTAAGAAGAGCTATTACGCAAGACACAATGCTCAAGATGCTAAGCCTAGTAAGCTGAGTGCGAGATATTGGTCGCATAAAGTTAAATGGTAATATAGGAGATATATCAATGGGAGTATTGCGAAAAACTGTTAAAGCAGGTAAGAAGGTTAAAAAGGCTGCTGAAAAAGCTAGAAAACGTGGTGCACAAAAACCTGTAGTAGAAGAACGTTTAAGTGGCTCTACAGTTTCTGAAGTAGCTGCTGGACGTTTAGGACGTAGTGGTGCCTCTGATCAAGCTGACTATGAAGTAGAATTGGGTAAAGCTGGTAAGGTTGAGTCTGGTAAAAAATCTGTACCTTCTTTTGCAGACATGGAAACGAGTAACAAGAATAGACTTAAACGTAATAAAAAAGTAGCAGAACTTGAAACTAAAGAAGAAAAAGGAACTATTACTGCTGAAGAAAAGAAAGAATTAGATCGTTTAAATGCTGCATCTGAACGTCAAGATAAAGCTCGTTCACGTAAAGCTGCAGAAAAACGTAGTACTGATGCACGTAAAGATAAAGGCATTAGCCTTGCTGGTGAAGATGGTAAAATTAAAGTAGGTGCTAAAACTAAATACAAAGATAGCGAGCTTATTGGTAGCAACACAAATGGTATTGTTCGTGATACAGGCGAAATACTAGGCAACCCTACGCCTAATCAAATTGACGTGGCAATACGTAACCTTGAAGCACGTAGTCGTTTAACACAGGAGGCTAAACGCAATCTTGCTAAACTTAAACGTATGAGTAAGTCAGACCGTCAAGATGCTTCACTGCGTAGAATGGAACGTAGGATGAAAGATACAGGTAAAGATAAACCACGTAAATTTAAACGTGGCGGGCTTACTAAACCTGCTGCAGATCAAACTGGTTTAAAGAAACTGCCTACTCCTGTACGCAATAAAATGGGCTACATGAAGCGTGGTGGCAAAGTTACTAAAGGTCATACCGATATGCGTAAAGGCGGTATCTTTTACAAGTAATGGCTAAAGATCCTAAAATAGGCACAGGTAAAAAACCTAAAGGTTCTGATCGTAGACTATACACAGATGAGAACCCAAAGGATACTGTGCCTATTAAATTTGCAACAGTTAAAGATGCTCAAGCAACTGTTCGCAGAATAAATAAAGTAAACAAACCTTTTGCAAGAAAGATACAGATATTGACAGTTATGGAGCAACGTGCTAAAGTGCAAGGCAAAAAAACTGTTGTAGAGGTAGCCCGTAAAGCAAAAGAAAGGTTAAGACGTGAGCATAGAAAGTGATATACGAGACTGGTCTAGTAAGGTACTTGAAGTATCTAACGATGCTCTAGGTGGCTTACCAGCCTGTCCGTATGCACAGCAAGCTTGGAAACAAAACAAAGTAAATGTAATAGAAACTAAGCACCTTGGTATTGAAGCTATTACACAGGCTAATCTGTTTGATAATACATATGACTTAGTTGTAGTTGCATCATATTACTTTCCTTCTGCAGTACAGCTTAAAGAGTTTACTACATTTTTAAACGACACGTACACCCCTAGAGATTTGCACATAATGGAGTTTCATCCTGACTTTGGTGCAGAAGATGCAGACTTAGACTTTTTGTATGAACATGAGTGGGAGTCTGACATAGAGGACGAATATGCAATGTTGTTTATTCAGTCTCTTAGTAAAGTAGATGATGCAAGTCTACGCTTAGAAAAGTTAGGATATTATGATGTGTATCCTAAAGACGAGTATGAAGCACTCGTATTAGATAGAAGAAAACGGAGACAGAAACAATGGCAATGAAACCTAGAGCAATGAAAAAGAAACCAATGATGCGTGGCGGTATGGCTACTAAGAAGAAGCCTATGATGCGTGGTGGTGGTATGGCTAAAAAGAAAATGATGCGTGGTGGAATGGCAAAGAAAAAGAAATAATGTGGATTGCAGTTGTTTTAATTTGTGCTTCTCCTACTGATGTTAGAACTTGTGATGTACTAGTTCGTACTGATCAGGGGTTTTTTAGTAAGGCTGCTTGTGTTACTCAAGTAGAAGAAGACGTAAGCGGTATGACAAACGGCAGAAATTTTTATGCTCGTTATCAATGTTATCAAATGCAAAGTACAATTTAAATGTCTCTTATCTCTCACTTTCCTTTACCTAATATGCCTTTTCAAACACATGTTAATATTGTGTTTGAAAATGGTGTAGGTGAACCCGTTGAGAAACAGACAGATAAAAAAGAACCTAATCGAATTACGCCTGATACACCAATAGAAGATCTAAAGCTAGTGAATCAGATGTATGCTTACAACCCTAATCCAAACAAACTACGTACACCTGATGGGCAGATCGTAGACTTTATAATAGCATAAGGAAGCTACATGCCTGATCTTAGTAAGTCAAAGTTTCACACACAAGGGTATACTATTGCGTCTACTTCGGCAGATGCTAATGCTACCGCTGTGTATACTTGCCCTGCTAACTTTAGTGCTATTACTAGGTATCTACACATTAGTAATAGTTCTACTTCTACTAAGAAAGTGTATGTGCAGTTTTACCATGCTGAAGATAATGCGTATCACTACATAGCTAATGGACTCAGTATGGCAGGACACTCTGTAATTAATTTAGTTAATGGTGGATACTTTAATCTACACTCAGGTGATAAGATTATGGTGTATGGCGAGACTACAAATACTATGGAAGTACTTGTTTCCGTAGAAGAGTACTTTGACCCGAACCGCAGTTAATGCATAACGGGGTTGCAATCTTATCTATACTATGTTATAACTAAGTATGATATAACTATCTCTATAAGGGTAAGTAATTCTTACCTAAACATAATATAGGAGATAGAATATGTTTAAACGTATGTTTAAGAAACTACAAGAAAATCAGCAACGCAGAGCCGACTATTGGATTCTTATGAATCTAAGTGATAAGGAACTGCATGACATGGGGATCAGTCGTGGCGAAATCAGGCAAAAAGTCTACGGTTAATGCGGCAGGAAATTATACTAAGCCTAGTATGCGTAAGCGTCTTGTCGCATCCGTTAAAGCTGGCAGCAAAGGTGGAAGGGCTGGACAGTGGTCGGCTCGTAAAGCCCAAATGGTCGCAAAGCAATACAAAGCAAAAGGTGGGGGCTACAGGTAGTGGCCCTCTCTAAAGCTCAAAAGTCTTTAAAGAAATGGACTAAGCAAGATTGGCGAACTAAAAGTGGGAAGCCTAGTGCTAAAACTGGTGAGCGGTATCTACCTGCTAAGGCTATTAAGTCTCTTAGCAGCAGTGAGTATGCCGCTACAACCAGAGCTAAACGAAGAGGCACGAAGGCAGGTCAGCAGTTTGTGGCTCAACCTAAAAAGATTGCAAAGAAAACCGCTAGATTCAGGAGAACTTAAATGACTATAGCAATGGAACGTGTGTTAGCTTGGAAGATTATGCCAAGACTAATGATGTTAGTAATGACGTGGATGTACATTGAAGTTTTGTTTTGGTTTATGTCTTTGTCTGCTGGTGATATGACATCACAGGCTACAGCACTTACTGCCACTGTAACTGGTGCTATGACTGGTGCATTTGCCGTTTGGCTGGGGCATGAGAAATGATTGGTCAAATCTTAGGGGCAGTAGGTGGACTTGCAACTACATATCTTGATGGTAAGGTAGCAGTACAGAAAGCTAATGCAGAGATTAAAGTTAAGCAAGCTACTGGTGAGATTGATTGGGATCTAGCAGCTATTAATGCTACTCAGAACTCTTGGAAAGACGAATGGATTACCTTACTCTTTTCAATTCCACTAATTCTAGCATTTTGTGGTGATTGGGGTAACAGTATAGTGCAAGCTGGTTTTGCTGCATTGGAAACTATGCCAGCATGGTATCAGTATTCTTTAGGTGGAATCGTTAGTGCCAGCATTGGTATTCGTTCTGTAAGTAAGTTTTTTGGGAAAAAGTAATGGCATTTAAGTTAAGCAGCAGAAGTATGAAGAAACTAAAGGGTGTAGACGAAGGTATTGTAGCAGTTGTAAAAGATGCTATTGATATTACAAAAGTAGACTTTGGTGTTACCTTTGGTCTACGTACACTAGAAGAACAAAAGAAACTGTACGAATCTGGTAGATCACAGACTATGAAGTCTAAGCATCTTGAGGGTCGTGCTGTAGATCTAGTTGCATACTTTGGTTCAGACATTTCTTGGGAACTTAATGTCTATGATGACATCTGTGATGCTATGGCTGAAGCTGCTAGAAAGAATGATGTAGCAATTAAATGGGGTGCTGCATGGAGTGAAGGAGACATTAGAGAGTATGCTGGTACTGCAGAAGATGCAATGAACGCATACGTAGATCTCCGTAGGTCACAGGGACGTAGACCTTTTATTGATGCCCCACATTTTGAAATGATGTAATATGGCTCGTGAATTAACAGAACGTCAACAAAAGTTTTTAGATGTGCTTATGGATGAGGCGGGTGGCGATGTTACTATGGCTAAGAAACTTGCTGGGTATTCGCCCAATACACCTAACCGTGAAATAACCAATAGTCTTAAAGAAGAAATTATTGATGTAACACATAGTTACTTAGCACGTAATGTACCTAAAGCTGCAATGGCTATGGTTAGTGCTTTGTACGATCCTACTGAGTTAGGTATTCGTGATAAGATGTCTGCAGCTAAAGAACTACTAGATCGTACTGGTTTAGTTAAAACTGAGAAGATGCAGGTAGAAGCTAAGGGTGGTGTTATGTTAATGCCAGCTAAACAAGCACAGGATGACGATGACTAAGCCATTAGGACAATGGAAACTACCACAACCGACTGACCTACAAGAAGACAATGAATGGGTTCCTATCCCACGTGTAGCAAGAACAATACCCTTTGGATATGAATTAGATCCAGAAGATGACGGAATACTCTTGCCAATTGATAACGAACTTGATATGCTTGTGAAAGCCAAGAAGTACTTAAAGCAGTACTCGTATCGTGAGGTTGCCAACTGG